TAACTGTATTATTTCTTATTTGTCTTCTATTTATACTGTTATAAGTCCTAAATAGCTGGACACTAAGGCTATTAAGATAAGTAGTACTAAGAGTATATTAATTCCTATTAGTAACTCTAGTATTAACCATAGTTTATTCATGTAGTAATCCCTTTAAGTTTAATCTTTAAGTATAAGACTGAGTATAAGACTAGGTAATAAGTATTAAGTAAGTATAACTTAGGTAGTAAGCTTATTACTATATACACATAGTTGAAGCCTTAATATATCTAATATGGGAACCTTAGTGCATAGGTTGTATAATGTTAATGAGTATTAACTAAGGGTTTGGCTATGTGTTTGGCTATGTGTTAGGCCAAAGGTAAAAAAACAGACTAGCACACACTCACGCCAAAACAAAAAGCCTGCATTACCCCTGTATATACCGTAAGTTTTGCCTATATGCCTTCCTTTTTGTCCCTGTGCGGCCTATTTTTAAGGATGCCTACGGGGGAAACCGCACGGTGTATATACGATATACCATCTCATATTTTTCTACCAAATATTCCGACTAAGGTTCCCGTATGTGATATAACTAAGGTTAAACTATGTGTATATATCTTTACTTTTATTTCTTATTTATAAACTCTCTAGCCTGCTTTAAAGTGTAATTAGCAGGTAAACTATGTTGTGATAAGACAACAGCTTCATCAAATACCTCTTTTTGTAAGTATAATTTAACTAAAGGACTGTCTAAACCATTTTCATACTCTATAATAGCTTTAGCCATTGATGGTATATCATCATTAGTAACTTTATTTTTACCTACTTGAGATGTTACATAATCTGCATAAGATATAGTATCATTTTCAAATGATGGTGCAAATTGATTCATAATAGAATTAATATCACCTTTATGTCTTTTTATTTTAGTGTTTAAGTCTCTCATAAGAGCCCTTACACCCATTTGTGGACTGTCAAATACCGCAAATCTTTCAGCATAAGTCTCTCCAGTTTCACCTGCATATCCTTGACCTATCTCAATATTAGCTGGATTATTATACCTTTTTTGCTCTTTTTTAACTATTATATCCATCTGTCCTCTCTCGGAGTTCTACCAATAGCAGACTCCATAAATTGTTCTAATTCTTCGTTTAATAAGTCCTCTTTATGTTGATTATAAGACATAATTTGGTCTCTATCCATACGTTCTACCCAGTAGTTAGCAGCTATTGCTAGCGCATCTATCTGGTCATCATGCCTTAGAGCACCTTTATCCCTAGTTATTCTAGTCATTTGTCTAAATAACTGGTGGTCAGGCTCTAATTTAAAGTCTTCTTTGATAAGTAAATCATCAACAACTAGCCTATGTCCATTCATAATGGGTTCCAAAGTATCAATAATACGCTTTTCTTTCTGTATATTATGTCTAACTTCTTCTATTTCACACGGATGTATCTGTGCCATAATAGGTTTTAGTAGCTGTGTAGCCATACCATCACCAAAGTTACTCTCAATAACCACATAGTTAACATCTTGTTTCTTCGCAATGTTAGCCAATCTAGCCATAGTATCCTCTGAGTAACCACCATCTAATGCTCCGATAGCAGTCAGGTATAACACACCGTGTAACATCTTTAATACACAGTAAGCTGTTTTGTCTTCTCCTCTTCCAGAGGGGTCTATAGACATCACAGAGCCCTCAAATTGCGTGAACTCAGGGCTTGTGTACATTGGAGCCACATAGTAATCTCCTTTAAGGCCTACATTAGGTATCTCAGGGTCTAACGCTTTTATCTGTTCAACCCCTGATGCCCATTGTACTTTAGCAGGCGCTTCTTTCCACGTTGATGAGCCAGATAATACAATTAAGTCATTCAACTTAAGCGGGTATCTGTTAGCATCAGACATGGTTGTGTCCAACATAAACTGTAAGTTAAACCCAGAACGGCCATAAGATGACATACGTTCTAATAAGTCCACCTCATCAAACCTTTTAGGGTCTGTAGGTTTACCTATTTTGTCTGTTACATTAGCAATCATAGGAGCTATCTTGTGTCCATAGCCTGTAAGTTGCTCTTTAGTTGGATATAAAGCTGTCCATATCTTAGTTTTATAACCACGTTCTTCTAAATCATTGTATAATGACATCTCAGTTTGTGGTGTACCAAGAAATATAATTCTTCCTACGTTAGGTTTAATGATTGCATCAAATTCTTTTACAGTCTCACCTAATCTATCACGCATAAGCTGCGTTTGTGAGTTATTAGCTGACTCTACGTCATCCGCAATAATTAAATCTGCACGTGAACCTGTTAATTGTCCAGTGATACCCATAGACTTAACTGATGGTGCATGACTGGCTGTAGCAGGTGCTACATCAAAGCTCACCTTAGAGCTTCTTTGATTATCTCTAGGGACAAGATGTTTTAGCAAAGGCATCTCGCCTATTAATCGTTGGGTGAACGTACTAAAATCATCCGCCCTAGATTTTGAAGCTGATACCACAAGAATGTTTCTTTGTGGGTTTAGTAATAATTGATGACATACAAACGCTGAAGTAATCCATGATTTACCTACTCCTCTAAACGCCTGTATTACAAGTCTCTTGTCTGTTGACTGTAAGTAATCAGCAATATCGTATTGTACAGGTGTTGGCTCAGGTAAGTTTAAGTGTTTCCAACACAGATACAAAAAATTCTTAAAGTTTTTTATTTTACTATTCATTAGTATCAAAAGGGACATCATCTAAGATGTTGTCTGGCTTTTTCTGTAAACTATCAGAACTGTATGTCTTACACACGTCTAAGCAAACTTTCATTTCAGAAGCTGTCAAGTTCTCACCTGATTTTAACTTTGCGTATGCATGTGTAACTAATAATTGTGGTAATTCTTTTATAATCTTATCTAAATCAGATTGTTTATTACAATCACATGAAGTGTATTCACTCCCAGTTGCGCCACAGTTACCACATTTCTTTTCTGTCATTTCTATTGGTCTATTTTCCACGCCCTTGTCCTCTATATTTCTTATAAGTCTTTGATTTATTTGGTGTTTTTGTGTGTCTGCCTTTACGTTTTCTACGATTGATTTCTCTTATTTCAACAGTTTTTATTTTTTTAGCCATTTTAATTATACCAGTTAATCATTGCTCTAATACCTACAAGAACATACATAAGTTCCATACAAGTTCTAGCAATGTCTTTATCTTTAAATCCTACATATACCCAGATAAAACAAGATACTAAACTCACACCCCAACCATACAATTGTGTTTCAGGGTTTGCATCAGATAGAATAAATACACCTATAAAGGCAATGATAAATCCTAGCCATCTAATACCTGTTAAGTCTTGATAAAATCTAATTTTCATTTCCACTCACATTCTTGGTTTTCATTGTTGTAATCATATTCTTGAAATGAGCCTGCGTTAATCATAAATTTTTAAAAAAAGTGATGAGCAAATACATACCATATAACTAAAAATAAAACAAAGAACTGAATAGGTGACATACCTTTTCTTTTATCTTTTTCTTTGTCATATCTAAATGGGTCTTCTCCACTAAACATTATTTCATCTTACTGTTTATATAGTTGTATAATCTTCCTATATCTTTGTTAATACCAAACAACTCACCTTTAATGTATGAATTGCTTTCCTTTAAATCTACAATAGATACTAAAGTCCATGTAGATAGACCAATAATAATAGTACCTAATATTCCTATTATGTATTTAAAATCTATCTTCATTTATCTCTCAATATATCTTTTTTAACTCTAGGTCTGCTTTGTCTTTGCTTGTAAGAATAAACAGATAATGATTTTTTATGTCTTGTTGCTGTTTGTTCTGCAATAAGTTTTTTAAAGTCTTTACTGTCCATAATTATTTCCTCTTAATTAAATCAGTGGCTTTTAAACCATACACACTCGCAATAACTCCTACGAATATGGTTTGGTACCAAAATGGAAGCTGTGAGAAATACTCAAAAAACAACTTCATTTTATCCATAGCTGCGGGGTCTTCACTGAATACTGCCCATGCAAGTAAACCTATGGGTAAACTCAACAGTATAAGTATAAATTCGTCTTTCCAGTCACTTTGTCTGGCCTCTAATAGTTTACCTTGATACTCAGCTTCACCATTAGCCATCTTCTCAGCGTGACGCATTTGTGCATCCGCCATTAACATCTTAGTTTTTTGTTTGTTTTTATAAATATGGCTGCCTGCTTGAAACGCTAATTTAATTGCTGATAACCACATATTATGCTCCGTTATATTTAGGTGGTTTACAAGTTAATATTACTTTTAAATTTCTTGTTTCTAAATCTTGATTAATTAGGTCAACCATTTGTTTACCTATATCTCTACAATCTTCTAATGTCTTGTATTCCCCACCAGTTTCTCCTGCTTTAAAACACAAATCAAATTGACCGTTGTTTATTGCTAAGATGCAGACTGTGCCTATTAATTTGAACATTATTTACCTACGATTAAATTGTAAGCACCACCAACAACAGACCCTAATAAAATCAACACCCATACAGCACCTTTACCAAAAGCTACTGTTTTAGTTAAAGATTGAACTTCTGTGCGTAGTTCTTTTACTTCTTTGCATAGCTGCTCTATCTTGTAATCGGTTGTTGTTTTATCAGTCATTATTAGTTATCTTTTTTTATATTATTGAATACGTCATTGTAAAAGTCTTTCCAGAAATTTACAACTTTTTCGTTAAAGTTATTAATATTATTCTTAACCGCATTGTAATTTAATGGGTCAAAGTCTTTAAACATATTAGTATCCCACATAGTTTTCTCCTGTTGTTTTAGTTGTTAATATTGTAAGCTAACGCCTCTAATTCTAGCTTCTT